TGTGCAACTCTAAAACAGTTGTCTTAAACTCTTTCTCTTGTTCGTTCAAAGCTTCTTCCTGTCTCATTAGTTTTTCTTCATGCACCGCCATAATAGTATGTAAAGACGATGACACCTCTGCAATCTTTTCAATTGCAGAATCAAGTCGGACATGAATTTTCTTCATATCTCCTACTTCTCTTTTTAGAAGTTCTACTTCGGTTTCAATCGTCTTTACGGTTGCCATGTTTATTTCTTCTTACTTGCTTTTCTATGTCCATTCCATGCGACAAAGCCACCAAGTCTTAGCGCCCAGTAAGCAAGGTAATTTAAAAAGTGAAAACCATTAATCTCGACATTGATATCTCTGAAAATAACATCTGCATCTTTTTGAGTCATCATACCCCAAGTACCTTTACCTTTTCTTTTAAGTGTAGCATACTTGTAAGCATAGTCATGTATCAATCCACCCATAAGCAATACACCTGTTGGTGATAACCATGTATGTAAGAACTTAGGAATAGATGCTCCGTCAAACTGAAATCCTTTAGGGATTACATATTCAACTGCGTCTAATGTAAAGTGAAAGTCTTTTGCGACTACCCACTGTCTACTTCCTGTTAACCACATCCAGATTGCACCCCAGAAACCTTTTCCTTTAGTTGCAATTGGTACTGGCATCATTTGTGGCATGTCTTTATATTCAAAACCACATCTCTTTGTCTTATTATCTACACCAAACAAATTAATGATGAATCCAACAATGATAAGAATTCCTACCACTGTGAACTGCCACCATGTCATAAGTTGGTGGACAATTAAGTCCCATGTTATAAGTTGTAAATATTCCATTTACTCTTCTCCTGTTTTTTCGCTGTCCTCTTCCTCTAGGGTTGGGGCAACTGCTTTCTCATAATATACAATAATCTGTTTTTGTTGTTCTATGTAACGTCTAAGTTCTGCAAAGTTCTTAGATAGGTTTTCATAGTCTTTCACACTTATCGCAATATATGAGTCTGCACCGTTCTTCGCCGAATACTCTGTAAGGAATTCCTCATAGTTCTCTTCGGGAGAAACAACATAAATCTTAACCTTGTTCATTTGAACTGGTTTTGGATGCTGAACTGTAGGGATAGTCTTTTCTACTATCTTTGTTTGTACTACAATTTCTGCCTCGGGTCTAAAAGTAGAACAACTACTCAGTACTAGCGTTGTCGCTAGTAATAGACTCAAGGTCATCCCAAAGTTTATCTGTCGCATTCTGCATCCTCTTTTCAATCAACCCTGGCTTCTTGTTTGCAAGATGCGTTAGGTTGTGTTTATTTAACGTATTACGCAATTCGTCACCATATTCTTCTGACTTGCGTAAATTCGCATTGAGTTCAGAGTTCAGTTCATTCAATCTTTTTGAATCCTGTCCCATCTTCTCAATAGTTGCTTGGTTTGTTTCATTCGCAACTTCTAGTTTTGCGTTGTTATCACGCAAAGTAGCAATGGTTGCTTGGGTGGTGTCGTAATAGTATTTTGCACCATACGCTGCACCACCCAAGATACCTACAATAATTATTATTGCATATAATTTAATCATTTCACTGGTGCCTTAGTACCAAACTTTCTTTCATATGATGGGTCATTTGCATACTCACTTGCCCATCTATTTTCTGTGAAAGTTGCAAAGTCGATTAACTCTTCTATATTATGAAAGTTTTCTGTAATCCATTCATCCATACCATTAACTTTTTCTGTTAAATCTCTAATGTCACGTTTGAAGTTTACATCATCTTCCACTGCCATTCGACTAGTAAGTTCTGATACCTGTTCATTCAATTGTGAAATAGTTTGCGCCTGTTGTGCAGTCCACCATACAAAGGCAGATACTTGCAAAACAATCGCAATTACAACACCAATACTAAATTTACTGTTCATGGCCTTACTCAGATTTCCAAATTGTCCATGCACCATAAGCAATCGCTGCATATGCAGCCATTGATGCAAATGGGCCTGCAATCAATACGATTACTCCAACTGCTATAAGTGCAGCGCCATCCCATGATGTTCTTTCTTCGATTCTTGCTTTAATCCAATTTCTCATCTTTCTTCTCCTTTATTTAAAAGATAGTTTTTGGTTACTGGTTGCAAAGTTTGTTTTTCTCATTACAGTTTTTGCAATTAAATCCAGTTCCTTACCATCCCATTTTAATGCAAACGGCATATTAACATCTGTCTGCATATCGTTCAAGACTGCTTCGGCATCTGGGCCGAGTTGAGCAATCTTCTTACCGTACTTCTTATACGATTGTTTAAATAACCGAATAAGCTCCGCCACAGTAATCTGTTTCTTGTTTCGTACATCATTAACCCTATCTAAAAAATGTCGAGTAAACTCTACGTCTATACCGACACTTTTATATAGTCTGTCTGCATACTTCTCTACATTATCCAAATCAGATTTGGAAAGGTTTCCATCACCAGATGCAGCATTTAAATCTGCAATTGGTTTATAGTTGCCCAAAGCATAAGAGTATGATTGCTCAAACTGTAAAAAGGTTTTCAAATTACTTAACCTTGGATAAGGAAAAGTCTGCAATCTTCATAAACTGTGCTTTCTTACCGTTAATCATATCTTTCATCTTCTTCTGATTAGATTTATTAACTTTATCGAAAACTTGTGTGATTGCTGATGCAGTATACAAGTCAACTTTCATAGAACCATCTTTGAACTTGATATTTTTGTTTTGTTTGTTTTTGACAATGTTCTTTAGAATATCAACATTATCTTCTGCAAGTAGATACTCGTGTTCACGATTGAGTGTATTTTCTTGCACCTTCTGAGCGAGTTTTGATTTCGCTTCACGCTTTGCTCTGCGTTCTGCCATACGTTTAAAGAAACTTCTTGCTTCTTTAGTTCTACCATCGTATGGATTTTTCTTTTTCTTGACTACCACAGTAGAGCTATCATCACCAGTTCCAGCGACTGCACTACCAGAAGCGTTCGCAGGCGCATCTTCAGTCTTGATGCCCAATTTAGGGTCGTCATAGAACTTCTTCATTATGTTGTCAAATTTTAGACTCATAATAGGTCTCCTATGTCTAGTTCTTTTATATCTTCAGAAGATACATATATCTTCTGTTTTGTTTTTTTGTGGACAACACCAAACACATCAACACCTAGAATGGTATCTTCTGGGGGACTGTCCTCAAATACTTCTACTTCATCACCCTCTAAAGCATCAATCTCATTTTCTGCTTCTGTTGTTACAACATCTTGGGTTAGAACGTAAATACCTTTACTCAGTTTACCATTGTCGAGAGTAACCTCTTCAACAATACTATTATCGAATTCAACGCCTTGTTGTTTAAGATATTCCATTAATCCTTTTTCAAACATGTCTGGGTCTTCAACATGTTCTTTGAAAGTATCTTTTAAAAGAAATAGGGCTGCAGCATATGTTCCTAGTCTTGTTCTAAGTCCAGGCACCTTTGCAAATATACGTTTAATATTAAATACAAGTTTATGTAAAACTGTGTATGAATTCTGTTCTGCTTGTTTATACAGTATCTTCTTTGTACGAAAACCGTCTTTGTCGATGATGCCCATTTTGAATGCATCAGTCTTTTCAAACGGTGTCGTTAACAATTTAACGAAACGGTATGTAACAAATAAATCAATCGCTCTGCCCATTTATATTCTCTCTAGTACTTCCTTAACGGTTTCATCTTCTTCTACTTGTTCTAGTTCACCCTCTGGGAGCATTCCCAAAAAGTTCATAAATGTTTTAAGAACAGACCAAAACTCTGGTTCAATCTTAAAAATTAACAAAGTAGAACCTGCCTCAGCACCAAACACATTATTGACTACAATCATATGGTTTAGTATAAGTCGTTCCTTCAGTTCACCATGTTCCCGATATTTTCTCAATAGACGCTTAATATATTTAAAGCGTTTCATGTCATCGTGGAACTCTGATTCACCTTCGCATTGTGGATTGTCATAGTGTTTTATAGCAAACATAATGACATTATCATTAGTTATCTTCTCAAACATAATATAAACCGCTACTAAACGATTTTAGTCTTGATAAAATGTGTTCCGTTACCTGTAGTCTCGTGAGTGATTTCTAATGCCAATCCACCCTCAACTTTGTGAGAGATACCATCGTCATCAATGTCATCACCGTTTTCGTCTTTACCTTTTCTTCCACCAAATTGTGTAAGAGGCATAGACATTTTACCACCATCTTCAGTCATTGCAACTTCACCAAAAGAAAGTCCTAGTCTACCTAGTCTTTCTCTTAATTTGCCCAATGCATGTTCTGGTACTAGATGTTCGATTTGTCCCATTGCACCCAAGAACGCATTGATACGTTCAATGGTTTTTGGATTAGCAACGTCATTGTGAAAATCGTGTCCATCTGCCGAGACTTCCTCAGCAATATGATTTTTAAAGTTCTTCATCTTTTACGTCCTCATCAGCAATCCATTCAGAAGAAAGCGAATTCTCTTCTACCTTTTTTGCCTTTTTAGATTTTTTATTAGGATTTACCTCAAGAATTTCAGAAATCATCTCAGATGATTCATCCTTCTTTTTCATTGGCATTCCGTTTGCACCTAGTCGCTCACTCATAGTAATCTCCTTATGCTACTGTAACAGAATGAGAACTAAGAATGTTCCATTTGCTACCAGTAAAGATTAGAGTTGCAGTATCACCTACGTCAGCGAATGTAATAGTTGAAAAACCATTTGCATTTGCTGGAGTAACAACAGAATTACCACCATCAGCAATCATTGTGATGATTTTAATTTGTCCGTTAGTTCCATTCGCAAGTGCGCCTGCATGTGCTGAACCAGCAGTTACAGTATCAATATGCGAAATAGAAGAAGTTGCATTAACCGCTTCTGTAGTTGTATCAACAACTTGTACTGTATCATCTAATGCGATGAAAGTAGGTACGTTGTTAAAAAAGTTTGCAACACTAATTTTTTTATTTACAGGGTTGCCACTTGGGTCATCAATCACATGAAGTAAATCTTCAGATGCGATACCAGAACCTAAGTCCGTAAGTGCAGTAATTTTTTTATCTGCCATTTTCTTTCTCCTTAGTTAATTTAATCCCTCAACTCAGTGCAGTATTTACTGCCGCACTATCGTCTTGCGAGGGTACTGTTTTGTCGGGACTCGACTCACCTAATAGGTTTAGAAACACATCACACTGTTGAATCGCACCAGATAGTGCATTCCCCTGTGCTTGTAACTGCACCTTCATCTTATCCATATTTTGCAATTGACTTGTCACTTTGTCCAAGTCAGATTGCAAATCTACTTTTTTCTGTTCAATTTCACTAACACTTAGTGTCTTATCATCTTTTGCCATTATATACTCCGTTGTTTATACTACTTATGCAACCGCTGTAAGTGTGGCTGTACCAGCAGGAACTGCAACACCAGAGTTAACTGTTGTACCAGTATCTTTGATTGTTCCACCAGCAAGTGCAATGTTTTGTGAAGCAACTGACAATACGTCATCTGCTGAAACAGTTGAACCGCCTGCACCGATTGTACATCTAAACACAAGTTTGTTAGTTCCAGAACCAGACTGATATGTTGCAGTCTTAGTTGCAGCTGAACCACCACCTGCTTGTGAGTTAGTAATAGTAATTGTTGGTGAACCTGTAACAGTTACCTTCTCATTGAAAGTAAGTCTTACATCAACATTACCACCAGCACTTACGTCAAACGCTGTTGAAACGAATGCTGCTGTGTTAATATCTGCACCGCCAACTGCTGTTGACAATCCACCGATTGAACAAATAACTTCTTCAAGTCCTTTGCCGTTAAGTTTTACCCAACCTCTATCGGTTGCGAAAACGTCTGCTTTTTCTGCTGATGTCATCCACTTTGGTTTGGCTTCATCTGCATCTGTATTTCCCCATAGGGCCATGATAGTTCTCCTAGTTTAAAGTTTACTTATCTATTTATCTAAATCCATTTCTCTTAAGCTGAGAAATAGTGTTTGTTGGGGATGTATGATGTATCCCAATGCCCCCAGCAGACTCCCATTCCTTGATATTTTTGAGATAATCATCAATCAAGATATTAGGTTTACCGTCTATAGTGGCATACTTCTGTTTATCTGCACGTTGTACAAGATGAATTTTACCAGTAGGTTTTGCATTCTTGGATAACCAAGACTTCTTTCCCTTCCGACTATTTCCATCTCTATTTGAGTATGCAGATAAAATATTCGCATTATATTTGTTTATCAATTTCCACATCCTTTGAGCGCCAGGCATCCAAGGTAAGGTGTGCCAGAAGTCTTTCTTACCTGTGATTGCTTCCCATCGCTCGTCTTTGGGTGTTTTCTCAAATTGTTTACCAGTGAGTTGTTCATACCCACCAATGAAATCGCAAAGAACCATATCCATGTCACAGTAAATCTGTGGAAGTTCTTCTTCATTAATCTTCGTGACTTCCACGATACTTTTCATGTTACTTGTCCTTAGATTCCTTCGGGTTAACTTCAACCCCTGCCATTGGTTTGCCTGTCATTGCAGTTTTGGATTCCTTCTTTTTAGGCTCTTCCTCTTCTTCTTTGACTTTTGCTTCTTTGGCTTTTGCAGAATCTTCCCACATGGATGCAATGTGCTTTGCAGCTTTCATTGCAAGTGTTTCTTCTTTGACTTCTTTCTTTTCTTTATCCATTGCTTTGGAAATTGCTTTACGTTTCTTATGTAGAAACTTATCTGAAGAATCAACGTCACCATCATTGTCGATATCTTTGTCTTTTCTATCATCGAATTTCTTCTTGACTGCTTTAGGTTGAACTGCGTCCAAACCTTCACCATCGTCAGACTTATCGTTCTTGTTGGTTTCTTTAATTTTTGCTTCTTCTGTTTCTACATCATATTCTTTACCACCGACAGTAAAGGTTTTATCACCCTTTTCCTTTGCGGCGTTCAGTGCTGCTCCAAAAGCATTACCTTCTTCTTTTGGTTTCTCACCTTTTTCTTTTTTAGATATTGCGATAGCAGCTTGTTGCGCTGGAGACATTGCCTCAAGCACAGCACTCTCAATACTACCTTTTTTAGTTTCAAGATACTTGGACATTTACTTCTCCTGTGCGTTTAGTTGGTTTATAGTTTCTTGTGCTTTTGCGATTTGCAATTGCAATTGTGCGATACGAGTTTTCTTCTTATCTTCTCGACCTTGGTCGACAGCTTTAGCGCCATCAGACTTCTGTGGTTCTTCCTCTTCAGAAATAACCTCTTCTTTATACATGTTTAACTCATAGTTTTTACCAGTGTTGTAAACCTGTACTTGAATACCCTTCTTACCACCTTTTGCTTTTAGACTGTAAGAATTAGTTTTTCCGTTTGATGGTTTCTTTGGCCCTGTCGCAACTTTATCATCAATCTCTTTAGGGTCAACTTCGATACCAAATTTCTTTTTTGCAAAATCATATGCATGCTTCATTGCAGATGAAAAGTCTTTGTGATATAGTTCGTAACCTGTAGATGATTTTGCTTCATCTAAGTCAGTCTCATCCATCAATGCTTGGATTGTTTTAACATCAAGTTTCATCTTCTTAGCAATCTCTTTTGCAGACATTCCTTTTGCAATGTAACCATGCAAATCCTTCATACGTCCTTCATCAAGTTCTTCTTTGATGTCATCAATAGATGCACCCATATCACCGATAGCAAATGTTACTTTACCATCTCTCTTGTATAGGAACTTCTTGACTGACTTTTCATTACCTTTAGTAACAAGTGTGACTTTTTCTACTCTACCCTTGTTTACTGTATTCTTTGACTTAACAATATAATCAACAAAGTCTTTACCTTTACTGATTGTAGAACTAGTCTTGAGTTTAATGGTTTGTCCCTTCTTTAGTTTGTCGAATATCTTATTCAACTTAGGGTCATCCATCTTCATCTCATCAATTTCAAATTCTTCTTTCTTCATCCAATAAGATGCTTGTAAGTCAGTGGAGTCATTCGGGCAATCACAGTTAGGGTCTGCATTACCTTGTTCACAACCACAATCTTCACAAACGTATTCTTCTTTTGCTTCAATAATTATTTCTTCACCCATTCTAAGTTGTTTTGAGACCATCTTAGCAGTCTTAAGCATGTCACGATATGACTTAGAAATCATCTGAACAAACTGTTCTTTATCTCTAGGTTTCTGAATCATGTCATGTGCTTTTAACAACAACTCAACAAACTTAGGGTCAACCTTCTGTTTCTTTCCATCTTGGAATTCAATAGAGAAGTTACCTTTAGTGTCTTTTGACCTACGCAACTGCATAACCATATTCTTTTTTGCAAGTTCTTGGTCTTTATCAGTTGCCTTTACGTCATCTCTGTCAGCAGGGTCGATTCCTCTTCTACCACCAGCACCGTGACGCATTGCATCCCTACGAGCAGATGCTTCAGTCATTTCTTCGTCATCACCTTTAATCTCTGGGTCAAAATCCGTGTTCAGTCTTTTTAGAACTGCGGCAACCTGTTTGTGATTTGACAATCCTTTTTTGATTTTCTCAATCGTTTTTACTGCACCACTATAGTTACCACCTTTGTAACGTGGGTCGTTTGCAATACCGATTGCCATCTTAATTTGTTTTGGTGAGAATCCTTCACGCACTTCTGCAAGGGATTCCATCATTGTTTTGCTATACCTTGTCATTTACTTTTCCCTAATTTTAAGTAGTAGTTTACCACTTCCTTTTATTAAACGATGGTAAACCATCTTATTGATATGATATATTCTACCATGTTTCAGTTCCTCAGGCAGTTCATTATCCATCTGCAACTTCCAGTTATATCCAGAAAGTACAGTGATTTCTCTATCACTTCTATCACGATGCCAAACTAACTCACTCTCATCAACATCATGCTTAAACTCTCTTAACATGATATCAGTTTCCATACCTAAATCACTATATGGGTTTACCAAAAGAAGTTACCCCCACCAGATAAACCAAGTTGTTTAGCATACCGTGGTAAATTACACGCCCAGTATCCTGCTGTTGTTTTATCTTTTTTGTTTGCACAATCATGTCTTGCGGCAAACGATTTTCTTGCTTCCTTATCGTCCAACTTGACTTTTAAACCAGTTGTATCACCCCATGATACTTTCTTTACTTTGTCACCGTCTTTAACGTAGACATAGTATTTCTTAGAACCACCGACCTTTGGTTTATTTAGTTCAACGTCTTTCCCTTGATACTCAGATTCCATCATAGGACAGTCCAAAGGAACGTGTTCACCTTCATACATTGCATATTTACCAATGTCACCTTCTAGTAGTTCTTTATCAAATGCATTTGGTTTTAACTCACCACTTTCATAAAGGCGTCTTTTTTCATTAAAAAATTCGTAGTAATTTTCTGAACCAACACGATATTGGTTAGATTCTATTAGACTAGATTCTGCACATTCGTTACAGCAATCTGGTGTACCGCATTCGGTGTGTTCCTTAAACGATACGATTCCTTGGCCTGGAGTCATTTTCTGCCTTTCTTCTCTAGAGGCATCAGTTCCAATTTCACGAGAATCTTCACTCTCTTCCTTCTTACCTTTTGCCTGTTTCCATAAATCTGCGTCAGCAGTTGTTCGTGTCTTACCACCTGTAAGAAACGAATTAACTCTTGCGAATGCCCATTGTTGTGGCGTAGTGCCAGGGCGATGTCCTGTTTTCCATGCAGCCATTCCTCTGTCATATACCTTCTTTAGAATTCCATAAGGTACACCAGACTTTTCTGCTTTCGTAACAAGTCCTTCAATCTTCTCATCTAACTGAAAATCTTCTTTGGCAACACAGTTTGGCACCATCTTACCATTCTTCTTTTTCATACCAACTTGTTTGTGAGTATCCCAACAAGGGTCTTCTTCACCAAACATATCTTTAAATTTCTTTGTACTCTTCGATGGTTTTGTCTCTGCATGTCCATCGCCTGGAGCAGGGCCATCCTTTTTCTTTGCAAAGTGTGCCGCACGTTTTTGTTTAGTAGATTTAGACATTGCATCACCATCAGCATCTTTTGCATAATACTTTGCTGGTTCTGTACCTTTTCTGTCTTTAATATCTTTATCTTGTTTTACTTCATACAACCACTTCTTGTGTAATGTACCATCTTCTTCTTTGAATGTAATGTAATTAGTTCCTCTACGAACAACTTCACCAGAGACACCAGTATAATTATCTTCAACAGTATCGCCCACACAGAAAATCTTATTCTCCATGTATAAGTCACGAACAACATCTTCATCAGT